GGCGGGAGCCATTTCTTTTAACGGTTGTTTGGTGTCATCGTCCAGCTCGTCATCTAGCGCATAACCATCAATATTTTTACTGATGTACTTCGCCACATAACCGGTGGCGCTGCCCTTGTCTGGGTCGATGGCCTCCGCGTGAAAACGGGCTTTTCTGGCCTTATCGTTGTTCAGTTCTTTGCTGTCTTCTTTGAAGACATAATCACGCAAAATCTCACGCACGCGAACAACGTTTTCTGGCTCCATAAACATCAGCATATGCCAGTGCGGGGTCCCATCATGATGGGGTTCGGCAACGCGAATGCCGAAAATCCGCAAGTCCTCACGATGCAACTTGGCCCGTACACGCTCCCAAACGCTGCGCAAATAACGCTGCGTGTCTGCAGGACTTGAACCATTCCATTTGCTGTTGCTGTAACCGGCTTTCGTGGTGGCGTGGTATTTAGACGGTGCGGTCAGGGTATAAAACTCCCCGACATAGCCAAGTTGATTACAGATATTTTCAAAGCCACGGATACGAGTCATTAACTCGCAGCGACGGATCGCCGGATTTGCCACACTGCCATCATATTTGTCGATCAAGCTGATGCGGTTGCCTTCGGTGTCTTCCAGCTCCATGCCTTTCAAGAATTCACGGGTACGGCGTTTCTGTTCCCGCCATTCGCCTATTGTGGTGCGGCTGGCGTATGGGTTACCTTTTTTACTGACGTTACGCAGCGCGATCTGCAGGTGTTCACGCCATTCGTTTGACTTCCGACGTAAGTGATTACGCCACCATGTGGGTGACGTCATTCGGAAAATCGCTGAACTGGCCTCCGCCTCAATAAAGACCTTGTTGTTAATGCGATCCCATAACGGCGGCGTTTGGCCCAATTGCTGCGTGATAGTACCGGCGCGCTGATACATCGCCCACCCCAGACGCAGATCACTGGCTTCTGGCATTTGGTCACTAATAAACCCCAGCTCAAGCCGCATATAGGTAGCGGTGTCTTCCGCCAGCAATTCAACATCTGCGCGGGACATATCAGGGAGTTTATTAAAACGGCCAAACAGGGAGGCATTCCCCTCTGTCATTTTTGGCAGGCGGTAGCGCCTAGTGACTAATTCAAGGCGTGGCAATGTGCGCTTAACAAATGAATTGATTAAGTACGCATTGGCTCGCTGAATCCCGTGCAGACGTTCAAGATTATCAACACGGCGGGAAATATCCCTGCGCACGCAGCTGGCCTGCTTCTCCAGTTTTTTATGCGCATGTGACAACGCCGCGATCAGGCGATCACGACGGTTAGCTTCTTCAATAGCAAGTTCGTAGGCTTCGCTTTGGCTCAGCGGCTTATTTCTAAGCCGCTGGTAAAACTCGTAATACGGTGACTCAATGGCTGGACGTGGTGCGTTCCATGGGTAAGGCCATTCGCTAGCAATTGACATATATCACCATTACTAATGAATTTAATTGCACGAAGATATACAGCTCAATACCATTTGCTAATCGCAACCGAAAAATATCAAGGAGAACCATGTGAAAAACAAACGCATTCCTAACATTGCCAAAAGCGCTCTTGATGCACAGATTTGTGAAATTGTCCAAAAAGCCTCTGAAAACGAACTCGGCGGCAAACCGATGGTTTTGGCAATACAAAATGAAAATGGCGAAGTGTATCGAGTCATCACAGCTCAAGGACTCAACACTTATCTGATGCTTGTCAATGCACTTGCTAATCTCGGTCTCAAAGATCTTCATGCTGATATTCTTCACCCCGGTGAATATGACAGTTTGTTTGTCTTTAACTAATTGCTCCTAATGGCGTAAATTCTCAGTCATTTATCATCCACAGAGTTTTGCGTCATATTTTTCTTTATAAAACTGCCTATTTTGTTTCTCCTTTTCCTCAAGCAATAAAACAACCTGCTGACGAGTGAATAACTCAATAATCTCGATATGAAATCCGTCAGCAGCCCACGCCTCAACAATCCGGTTCTTCATATCCATTGAATTAACATCTATCACATTGATGATGTCTCCATTAGCATCATATGCATGGACCAAATACTGGAATGGCTGAGGTAATTGTTTGCTCATAGCGCAGCCCCTTTGTAGTGCTTATTTTTAAGCTCGTTAACTTCCTGACAAGTCACACAGCAGGTAACACCGGCCACAACCAAACGGCGCTGCTCAGGGATAGGTTCGCCACAGCCCTCACAGATAAACGCCGAAACGCTAACCGTCCGAGCGGTAGCGTTTTTAATCTGGCGTTCTAGGATTTCTTGCTGGCGCTCTTGCGCCATATCCATTTGGTCAGCCATTAGTGCAACTCCTGCGCCTGATGTTGGATCAATTCACTTTCTTTGCGCAGCAACTCAGCCACCTCAACGTGGTTTAGTTCCTTGCCCTGAATGTGATTAGCTAAGTTCTGCAAACGAGCAGCCATGACCTCACCACGATTACGACGCTCATCCATGCGGGCGTTCGTCAGTAAAACCTCCAGATTAAGTTCCACTTTCATTTCTCTTACTTCGATATTTTTCATTATTGAACTCCTGTTTTTAGGCAAAGTGATGCCCGACGGGTTTACGTCAGTTTTATTTCGTTACGGATTAATTAGGCATTGAGAGCTGTTTAGGAAATAAGCTCACGACTGCCTTTAAATGATTCATTGCGCTAATTAGCGCTTTCTTCTCGGCAATCGTCAGCTCACTGAATTCAACTTCATGACGAGCAGCCGGAATATTAGCTAGATAAAATATGGCGCCAAGCACACGTTTATTTTCTGCATAATGTTTGTCACTGATGTCATACATATCAGAGATAAAACGTGCCAGATCTTTACCGCAATCTTCACCAAAAAACTGACCACGAAGGATAGCGATCTGGGTTAGTCCATTAAAACGGTCACCAACGTTTATCGGTACAGTGAGCGCAGCTTCTGTGTTAGCCATGCAATCCCCTTTTTACTGCTAGTTATTCCAGCAATGAGCTGGCTCTGGTTTCTCGATGGATGCCAACGAGTGCCATTTTTCAATTCAACCCAGCCATGACTTGCATGACACTGACGAACTGGACTTTGACGTTTGAGAAAAGGCGCAACGGAAATAGTCATAATCCCCTCAGTTCATACCAAACGTAGCGCCAATGCCGGTTAAAGCATCCACAGCAGACGATAAGGTGGGATTAGACTGGACACGTGCCTGCATAGTAATTCCGGCCAGCGTTAAGCAACGGACAGCCGAATTTACGGTGCGCTTAAAATCAGCCAAGCGGGTCATGTTCATATGACCACCGGCCACGGTATCAGCAGCCAGCTTGCCAACCTCAGCAGTGGCATTCAGGACATAAACAGGAATGTTCTCCCCTGCAATCTCGTTTAATGGCACAGAGGGGTGACACTGCATCTGCTCCAGCCAACCATCCAGAATCGTCGGGTCTTCGGTTTCATCAGTCAGACGCATAACATCAACGCATGTCAGTTGGTGCGGTTGCTCTGGGTTTAGCTTATTGCGCAGCATTTGCGGGTTCATACCAACATGCTCAGCAATCGCTGACAGTTCACCTTTATGACGCAAAGCAAAAGAACGACAAGCCTCATCGAACTGTGCGTGTTTGGAATCTTTAAAATCAAACATGGTTGCTTCCCCGAACATATCGAAATATCGAACTAACCAAGTGCAAGTACGCAATCAGATAACGCATCCACAGTTAACGCGGCCAAGTTGATCATGACTTTTTCTTTCTTTAAATCCTTACGCAAACGGTGCCGAGGTAACCGTCCATCAGCAAGCATGTCGCTGATAGTATCTTCTGACAGGCCAGTAATTTCGCTATATCGCTTAATAGTCACATGCGGTGTGATCAGAGTGATTGAAATGTTAGGTTTCATGGTGCAACATTCCTCGTTTAATCGTGGTTAATACTGATGCTTAGTGGTGGGTTTCATTTTGAAATCACGTGAATATTAAGACTCCCCACTAAAATCGTCAACAAGAAAGATTTCAAAGTGAGATCAAATGGATTTTAGTTCAGGTGGGAAAGGCGCAATTGAGCGCATCGTAAAAGCATACGGATTTAAGACCAGACAAGCTTTGTGCGACCATTTAGGCGTATCAAAGAGCACTATGGCTACCCGATATATGCGTGATGTATTTCCTGGTGAATGGGTAATTCAATGCGCACTTGAAACAGGTACGTCTCTACGCTGGCTAGCTTTTGGGGCTGGTCCAATGCAAGATGCTGAGCCATCAGATTTGCTCACATTACCTAAGCTAAAACTTTCGGCAGGCAAGCTTGTCAATGACGGCTATTTTGTATTCGATAAAGCTTTTGTTTCAGAGTCAATCAAGCAACCGACAATAATTCTTGATGGCTGTGTTACCTACATAGCTGATATGGCCGAGCATGTCCCTTGCGATGGTAAGTGGATCATCGATATTGAAAATAATATATCTATTAGAGAAGTTACTAGGCTACCTAAAAATCGTATCCGTATCGATAATGATAAGCATTCATTTGAGTGTGATATAAATGATATCACTATGGTTGGTTTAATTAAGCAAATAACAAGTTATATATAAAAACAGAGATAACAATGGATAAAGTTATAAGAGTTGAATTAATAGCAATTTTTGAAAAAAGTGAAAATATTTGCACAACTGAAGAATCATTTAACTCATGTCTTCAGGCAAACCAAGATATATCCATTAGTAAAAATAAATTGTTTTATAATAAAAAAGAATTTAAATACAAACTTCAGTCTGGAAGTATTGGCAATGAGCATAACTTTTACAGCATCAACTTATCTATTACAAATGAGTCGGACATAGACTCACTATCTATAACAATTAGAGAGATAAAAAAGACTGTTGGTAAAATGACAAAAATACCAATGCAATTAATATGGGATGATATTAGTCGGTTTTATGCAGAAAGAGCATACCCTCAAATTTCTCATATAGAAAATGTAATGCGAAAGCTAATCACTAAATTTATGATAATCAATGTTGGTATCATGTGGGCAAGTAAAGCAATCCCTGATACGTTTAAAGCATCTAGGGTTGAAAAAAACGGAAACAAAGAAAACAAAGAAAACAAAGAAATAAAAAAACTTAATTATCATATTTTATATGATACCGATTTTATACAATTATCTGATATTTTATTTAATGAATATAGAGATATAGATGTACAGGAACTTATTAGTAAATTAAGAGATATTGATGCGAAAAATATTGACGAAAATATGATTTCTTCAATAAAAAAATTTATACCAACTTCAAACTGGGATAAGCACTTTAAAAATCTAGTTGATTGTGATGGGAAATTTCTTAAAGTTAGATGGGAAAAGCTATACGAACTAAGATGTAAAATTGCTCATAATAATACCTTCAGTAAAATTGATGCTGATGAAACAAAAAATTTAGTAGATGAGATATTAGTAATACTAGATAAAGCTGTAGCAAACCTTGATAAAATAACGGTTTCTGAAACTGAAAAAACAGATCTCGCATCTATTTTTGAAAAAGCAACTACAATTAGTGAAAACGTTAAAAAAGCTATATCACTAACAAATAACCTAGCCTTTCTACTCACTGAACTCTATGATAAAACCGTTGGTGAAACCTATGAGAATGAGAATGGCGAGATAAATATTTTAAATAAAGCTATTGTATTATCTGATTTAGGAATTTTGCCAAATGAATTTGTTGATCTCTTTTCCAAAATTCATGGAATGAGGCAAAATGATAAGGACATTCATAACTCTGATAATATGCAAATTTTTGATTTAAATCAAATGACATATCGATGTTTGGATATAATAGGAGATATTAATCAGTCAATGCATGAATAATGTTTAAAACATTGACTGCTGTTTTTATACACAGTTAAACTTAGCCCTCAGACATGAGGGCTTTTTTGTGGCAGTAAGTAAACAATCATCAGGTAAATGGCTATGCCAGTGTTTTCCCAGCGGACGTGACAACCGCCGCATTCGCAAACTGTTCGCGACTAAGGGGGAAGCCTTAGCCTATGAGCGTTTCATTATGTCTGAGGTGAATGATAAGCCTTGGTTGGGTGAAGTTGAGGATCGTCGACGGTTAAGTGACATCGTTGAGTTATGGTACAACCTTCACGGCCAGTCGCTAACAGCCGGTGAACGCACACGCAAAAAGATGGATTTAGTGGTAGAAGCTCTTGGTGATCCAATCGCTAGCAAGTTTACAGCCAAAAACTTTGCTCACTATCGGAATCAACGGCTCAAAGGCGAAATCTTTTTCTCAGAAAAGTGGAGCAAAGGCGCAGCCCCTGTCACGGTTAATCTGGAACAAAACTATCTGAGCGGCGCATTCAATGAACTAATTCGCTTAGGGGAGTGGAAGCTGCCTAACCCACTTGAGAACGTGCGCAAGTTTGTAATCGCTGAAAAAGAGATGGCATGGCTGACACATGAGCAGATTACAGAGCTGTTAGAAAAAGCCAAATACTCTACTAAAGAAGATTTATCGCTGCTGATTCGTATCTGTCTCGTTACTGGAGCTCGCTGGCGTGAGGCTGAAAATCTTACCCGCTCTCAGTTTTCACCATTCAAAATCACCTACACCAGAACCAAAGGCAAAAAGAACCGTAGCGTCCCCATAAGTCAATCTCTCTATAACGAGGTGGATGCACTAAAACGAGACAAGCTATTTGATGATCTGTATTTCAGTTTTATGGCATTAATTGAGCAAACTAGCATCACCCTCCCCCGTGGCCAACTGACTCATGTTCTGCGACATACGTTTGCAGCACACTTCATGATGAATGGGGGAAATATTCTGGTACTGCAAAGAATTCTCGGACATAGCGACATTAAAATGACCATGAAGTATGCGCACTTTGCACCGGAACACCTCGATACCGCCCTGCATTTTAATCCACTGGCAACGATGACAAGTGGCAGCAAAATGGCAGCAGCGGTTGGCAAAGACCACAATTGA